GGGTGGGAGGGTGGGGCGCGCGCGACGGCCCCCGTGTCAAGGGGGGTGCCCCCCTATTTTTAGATATCCCGACCGATATCTTTTGGTCCCAAGGGACCCATAGGGTATATACTAAAGATAGGTTGTGCCATGGTGTGCCATGCTGTATCGTATAGTTATACGAGGGCAAGGGGCCAGCGTATCAACAAAGGATAAGGCAATGGAATATCGCTATACTGACACCGGGCGCGCGAACACCGTGTTTGACATGTCGCTCGACGACGTCGCCAATCTGCGCGACGTCCTGACCAAGGTCCTGAGCGGCGACGTCTCGGACGTCTCGCGCTGGCAGGTGCGGGGCATGATCAAGGCGCTGGCCAACGCGCAAGCCAAGGCGGCCGATGCGCTGGCCTATGAAGCCAAGGCGCTGATCGAGCGCGCCAAGCTTCCCGACGATCTGTAACGCAACCCGGCCGGGCGCAAGCCCGGCCAACCCTCAAAGGATCGAGAACCATGCATGCATTGCAAGTGAAGCACCTGAAGGTGAAGGATCGGATCAAGAAGCTGCAGGCGCTGGCCTCCAGCATTGAGGCGGACGCCATCGAGGCCGGACTGGCCGAACGCAAGCCCACGACCATCGAGGAATTCCGCTGGCCTAAGGATGACGTGATCAAGAAATGGGGCGCGGATATCTGGACGGCCTACAAGCGCGAGAGGATCGAGGAGCGGTTCAAGTGGAAGTGACGGGCAGGGGGCGCAAGCCCCCTGATCCACCCATCGGTGGATCAAGTCTATCTGTCACTGATCCTGTCCCTGTATCAGTGACAGGCGCGGGGCGCGGGGCGCGATAACCAAAAGCCCCGACCCGACCCGACCCGACCCGACCCGACCTGAGACGCCCGACCCGATATCCTATTGCGTCCCATGTCGGCCCATGCTACTCTATCCCCACGGCCGCGGTGGCCGTCACAACAAAGGAAAGCACAATGGCAAAGAATCCCTTCGGCAAGTCGCGCCCGGTCAACGCACCTTATGCAATCTATGCGTCCGGCGGCGGGCAGGGTTGGACGTGGCATATCTGCAAAACCTACAAGCTTCCAGAGAACGAGGCCGGGGACGCTTACGCGCGCTGGTTCGTTTGGGCCAAGTCGCCCTACACCTACGGCGACTTCGAAGGCGGCGATACTTACCGTCGCGACGTCGTGAACCTTGGCCGCCTAGTGGCGGCTGAACCGGAGTGGCTGGCCGCGCACGGCAAGGGCATCCCCGTTGGATACATCCCAACGCCCGCCGAATACTTGGCCAAGGCCTGATGCATTGATTAGCCGGGCCTTCGGGCCCGGACTTTCCATGCACCAAGGCATGACAACGAAAAGGAACAATGGCATGACAACGATAGACAATCCCCTACAGAATCCCCGGTTCATGGCGGCGACGTGCCGCGCGCATCTGCGCCTGATCAATGCGGGCATGACCCCGCCGCGCGGCGTTCGCAAGGCGGACGTGCTGAACAAGGCGGCGAACCTGACGGGCAAGCCCTATAAGCGCGGCGAGTATAAGGCGGCGATTGCGGACCTGACGGCGCTACTCGAAACAATCGGATGGGAAGGCGTGAGCAATGCGCGTTAAACTAGACTTGCAGATCAGCAGCGAAGGCGCGGCCTTTCAGGACGGCATGCACGGGATAGAGACCGCCCGCATCTTGCGGGCGCTGGCCGATGCCATCTTTGAGGGGTCGGAAGGCCGCTATGACTTGCGCGACCTTAACGGCAACTATGCCGGGGCCGCCGTGTTTGAGGCGTGGGAAGAGGAGGCCTGACCCATGTTCTATATCTATGCGACCCGGCGCGATGACCTGACCAAGTATTATTGGAACCGCCGCAAGGCCGATTGGCAGCTGGACCTAGTGTCCAGCTGCTACTATCCGACGGCGCGCGGCGCGAACCGGGTTTACACAGGCATGGCCAACGCGGGCCTTGTTTGGCGGCGGTTCCACGAAATAGGATTCAAGCGCACCCCGGACGAGTCCGCGCGCATCCGCCTTGCCGCGTGGGGCCACGGTGGCCAGACCACATGACCCGGCGGGCCGCAAGGCCCGCCACCCCCGGCCGCCTGTCCCTGTCCCTGTCCCTGTAAGGCCCGCCCGCGCGCGGGCCTTTAACATTGAACCCCGACCCGACCCGACCCGACCCGACCCGACCCGATTTATCCTATTGCATCCCGACCCGTGCCATGGTATGCCATAGGTACGGGCGGAGACCCGGCACAATAAAGGATTGGCAAGAATGGAAAATGGAATCATCTACCGCGGGCCTAGCCTCTTGGACGGCTCGCCTATCGTGGCAATCGCCACATATTCCGCGCGCAACCGCAAGACGGGCGCAATGGTTCAAACCTATATTATCCGGGACGATATGGACCCGGTGACCGCATCCCGCACGGGCGCTGACGCGGCAATCTGCGGCGCTTGCCCATTGCGTGGCATTGCCAACCCCGACAAGGCCAAGGGCCAAGCCGACGGGCGCGCCTGCTATGTCACCCTGATTCATGGCCCGGCGCTGGTGTATCGGTCGCACGTTCGCGGCGTCTATCCGGACGCGACGCATCACGAAGATACCACGGCGCTAGGCTATGGCCGGATGGTACGCATCGGCACCTATGGCGACCCGGCCGCGGTTCCTGCCCATGTTTGGGAAGCGCTGACAATGCGCGCCAAGGGCTGGACCGCATACACGCATCAATGGCTCCACCAACCGGACGCCCTGACCTATGCCATGGCATCAGTGGAAAGCCTGACGGCCGCGAAATATATTTGGGCCCGCGACGGCCGGACCTTCCGCATCGTGCGCGACGTTGCAGAAATCGATCCGGCCCGCGAGGTCCTTTGTCCCGCATCCGCCGAAGCGGGCAAGCGTACCACCTGCGCCGATTGCCGCCTGTGCGCCGGGCAAGCGACCCGGTCGCCTAAGTCCGTGGCCATTGTGGCCCATGGCAACGGAAAGGCCTATGCATGAATTGCCAAGCCGCGACCACATCCGCCGGTCGCGGCCACCTTGCCCCGGGCCTAGCGCCCGGGGCCCTTTTCCAACAGCGCCACATGATGCGCCCGGCACACCGCCAGCATCACCTGCACCAAGTCCGACAGGCTCGACCCCGACGCCAATGCCTCGGCCCGAAGCCCGACCCGACCAACGTCCACCGCGTCCCGACCGTGCCACAAATAGTACCTGTCCCGACCCGACCCGACCGAGGTCCGAGGTCCACGGCCCGACTGCCCCCGACCCCGACCCGATGCCCCCGACCCGAGCTCCTCGGACCCCGGACCTTGGTCATTTGCAATTTGCAAAAAAGGATTTGCATTTTGCGAAGGCTTAGGCCGACCGGGGTCCTCTGCCAAGATGAACGATAAGCCATGCTTATGGGTCAGCAGTGTATTATAAGCTATCTGCATATCTGAGAGCCGGATAAAAATTTTTTCCGCTACTTTCAGTTCAATTTTGAACGAACCTGCGGGGGAAGATACGTCCACATCCGGCAAACCGCCGCCGTGTCGGTTCTCAATGCGTGTCGTCATGCACTTTTCGGCCTCAAGAAGAGGCTTCAGGGCCTTCCATAGCTTCGCTTCCGGCCCCATTGGCAGGCTCCTTCGGTGTGATATCGCGCAAGAAGGGGTACTTATGCTGGAGCTCCAGCAGACGATCCATGATCTGGTCGCGGCTCATGTTCTCAATGCGGTTGAGCGTCTCGCGGCGATCTGTGGTCAGGCCACCAAGGGCGCTGCGGAGCTTCTCGGCGTTGATGGCAGCGGAGAATTGCTTGGCCTCTTCGGCACCGCGTGACAGGTTGTAGAGGCGCTCGAGCTGGCCAATGGTGGTCACGCCATACTTGCGCTCCTTGGCCTCGCGGAGCTCCTTGATGTATTCCACCACGTGGGGGAAGTCATTGCCGTTGAGCAGCTTGGCAGAATAGATGTGCGCCACATCGTGGCTGAACCCAGCCTTTCGGGCGCACTCGGCGTTGCTGTAGACGCCTTCCACGAAGAGCTCGGCAAAGGTCTTCTGCCGCTCGGTGAGCACCCTGCCGTGCTCGTCCTCAATGCGGGATATGGTCCCACCCTTGATGGCAGCGGCGGCGTCCCGGTTCTTGATGCCTCTGGTCATGCTGGCCCCCAAAATAAGCTACCTTTATCGATGCCCCAAGGCAGGGCAGGTCGTCAAGACCCTCCACCCATAGGAGGTTTTAGGGGTCTCCCCAAACGGTTCAAAAAAAGAAGAGACCCCCAAAAAGGTTAGATGTAATCACTTGTAATCACCTGTAATCATAAAATCTTGTCTAAGTTCTTGTTTTTGCTCAACATACTTTTCCTGATTACAATGATTACGCTGTTTACCCCCATGTGAAGTCAAAAACCAAACATAGAGACCCCTAAAAAGTCCTATGGGGGCCAGTTTTGCCCTGTTTTTGGGCCCTAAGTCTTTGAAAAACAAACAAAAAAGCTGATTACAAACTGATTACAAACGGCCCTTTTTCGGGGTCCATTTTGTAATCATTGTAATCAGCGGGTCGTCTTTTCTGCTGTGATTTCATACACTTAGCACCAAGGACCGAGGTCGTCAAGGCCTCCCTCATGATTACAGTTTTTTGTAATCAAGGTCCAAGGTCCGAGAACCGCGCCCCTCCAAACCCATATCCAAGGACCGAGGCCCACGAATCTAGTTGACACGCATCCCCAGATACTTGTATCCTTTGCACAATACCACACCACAAGAAAGGAGCTCACTATGTCTTCGGCAAAAGCCGACATCCCCCATCCAGACTATGGCCTAGACCATTCGACGCGCCTGCTTGTTTTGCAGGATGCGGAGATCATGGGCGTGAAGGCCGCTGCCCTGACCCACAACGTCTGCGTTGCCAGCGTCTATGCTTGGCGCAATCGCTACGACTTCACTGCCCACCATGAAACCAAACGCAAGGAGAGCTGACATGTCAGACAAGCCGACCACCATCACCCTCACCCTGTCGCTCGACTACGCGCAGGTGATCATCGACTGCCTTAGCAACGACATCGAGCTGACCGACAGCGGCTACCCCAACTTCCGGGACGTGGGCGAGATGAAGTATTACCTGCGCCGCGCTGAGTTGTTTGCCGATCTGCAACAGGCCGTGCAAGAGGCCGCTGCCGAAGACACCTCGGAAGAGGAGGCTGTGTGATGAACCTGAACAAGACCCACAAGGCCGAGATCGTCAAAAAGATCATGGCCGACATCCCCATGATCGACTACGCCGCGCAGGCGCAGGCTATTCTGCAAGCCAAGGCCATCGAGAAGATGCCTGCCGAGGTGCGGGCGGTCTATGACAACCCAGACCTGCGCCACTGGCTGGCCACGCGCTACGCCTCGCACCACACCCACCTTTCTGGCTCCTACATCTTCTGGCAGAACAGGAGAGGCGCGGGAGACTGGCTCTACGCCTCACGTTGCGGGCGCAACGGAGACCCGGAGGACCGAGAGCTTGTGGCCGAGGTCCACGATCAGATTTACGAGCTTGCCAAAGCCGCCGAAGAGCAGTGGAAGGCACGTCGCTCGATGGAGGACAAGCTCAGGATGATGTTCTACGACATCCGCACCTTGAAGCAGGCCAAGACTCTGCTTGAGCCGGAGCTTCACAAGTACCTACCGGAAGAGCCGCCCAAGGAACCCAAGCCTGCGCGGGCGTCGACGGCGCTGGTGCCATATGTCGTGGCTGGCTTGCGCGAGATGGGGTGGCCCAAGGACCAAGAACCGAAAACCGAAGGAGCCGCATAACATGGGCATGTACACAGAGCTTTACCTGCGCTGCGACCTGAAGGAGGACACTCCGCAGGAGGTGATCGACCTGTTGCGGGTGATGGTCATGGGAGACGGAGAACCACCTGCCACCACGCCATTCGGCGGCGGGCGCTGCCCTTGGATGCTTCGGTCGGCAAGCCACTACCACTTCCCGTTTGCCGTGAGCAGCATGCACCACATCGACTGTCTTGACCGCTGGTATTTGTTCGTGCGCTGCGACCTGAAAAACTACGAGAGCGAGATCGAGGCATTTCTTAAGTGGCTGGCTCCGCACATCAACGCCTACGAGGGCGACTACATCGGCCACACGCGCTACGAGGAAGACCCTCTGCCGACGCACCTGATCTACGGCGAGGGGCTGCTCAAGCTTGAAGGGGAGACCGCATAATGGACAGGGATTCGAAAACCATCGTTGACGCTGGTGATGGGAGTTTGCGCCTTGAGGTCTCCATGCGGGAGGAGTCGGGTGGTTGGCCGGAGAGTGTCTCGCTTACAGAAATCCAAGAGAATAATTGGACGGGCGATATTGTTCTCCTGCCGGGGGCTGTTGCCACGCGCAGGTTTATTCGTGCCCTACAGCGGAAGTCCAAGGCTTTCCGGGGGGCTCATGTTCCGCAAGTGACGAAAATCGGTCGAACTGATTCGTCTATCGGACTGGAGCTTTATGTGCAGTACGAGCCGACCATGATTTTTGTTCAGCAGGAAGGGGACATCATTGCGGTCGAAAGTGAGGCCCAGATGAAAATGCTGATCGAAGCGATCAAGGGCTACGCTGCCGTGCTGGGCTGGGAGGTGGGGTAATGGCGCTGACGCACAAGGACCTATTGGCGGCGAAGCATGCGGCTCTGGACTTTCTGGCTGCGGAAGAGAATCTGCGGGCGTGCCTCGAGGAGAATCTCGGCTTTAGCTACACGGCAACAAAACGCGTTGCCGACACGACGAAGGCGCTCAAGGCAGCGCTCAACGATCTGGAGGACACTAAGAGATGATCACCGAAAAAACTTGCCCAGACTGCCACGGAGACGAACCATGACCAAGACTTCAGCGCTAACGCTGCTCGGAGATGCTTTTGTGGACGAGGACCGCCTGTCTGGTAACAGCATCTCCATCATACGGGGAGGCAACGCGATCATCCTGAGCACGGAGGATGAGAACGGGTATGACACAGACATCGTCATCCACTCTGCCCATCAGGCGCAAGCTATCGTGAGTGCGATAAGGGGAATCGCCGTATCGCAGGGCTGGGAGGTGGTGTGATGACCTACTACAAACCGTGCCCAGAGTGCGGGGGCCGAGGAACGGTGCTCTATGAGCGCGTCTTCAGCCACAACTACGGCCGCGACGTGGGCTTCATCGAGGAATACGAGGACACCTGCGAAAACTGCGACGGCTTGGGCCAGATCGAGGACTACGACGACGAGGAGGACGAGTGATGGCCAAGTGGAACGTGCGCGGCACCCCAGAGAACCAAGGTCCGAGGCCCGGTGAAATCCGCATCATCAACTACATGGACGGAAGGGACGATCATGGCAACTGGATCGTCCGGGAGCGCATCGATCAGTTCTGGGACGGGCAGTGGTCACCTGTCAAAATGTATCACATGAACGGGAACGGCTCGATGGTGGAGGTGAAGCAATGACCAAGGTCCGAGAGCCAAGCTCCGTTGTCGAGATGGCGGAGAGGTGTCGACAGGTAAAAGACCACATCAGATACATGCCTGAAGTGGACGCAGAAACGAGGAGGATGTCGGAGGAGATTGCAGGAACCTTTGCTGAGGCAGACTTCTACGAGCTCAACGCAGGCATCACCACTGCGGTGGATCAAATGTATGAGGCTCTCTTCCGGGGTAAAAACACGGAAAGCTTGGTCTTGGATCAAGACTGCCGCCTTCCGTCCAGCATCTGCGTATTTTGGGCCCACTCCACCCGGATCAAGGTTACCGACTTCGAGGAGCCTATTCCTTTTGCATACTATGCTGCGGAATTGGAGGGGATAACCCATGTCTACCTCATCTCCCCGTATTTCACGCCGCTGATTCAGGGCGGATACGAGGTTGGGTCTGAGGGAGGCATTCTGGCCCACCGAATGGGGGAAGAGGATGACATGCATCAACGGGCAGCACATGTACTGACCGTCGCTGCGATGTGCTCGGTGCTGAACCAGCCCTCGTTCACCAAGCGTGATCCCGCAGGATCGCGTCAGGAACGCCGCGCTGCCAACCGCAGCGGGGGCTACGCCACTGACGCATGGCACAAGATCACGTGGAACATTGGCGAAGAGGTCAAGGCCAAGCTCACCCGCGACGAGCCTGTGCGCTGCATGCCACTGCACTACACCCGGGGTCACTGGCGCAGGGCC